ATGGCAGAAGAATTTAAATGGCGAACTCAGATACAAAATAGTCCAGCGGGTGAGTTCGCGCACAATGTCAGGAAAGTACAATTTGGTGATGGGTATTCCCAAGTTGCTGTGAATGGTATTAATACAGAGTCACAGAAATGGCCTTTTACTTATACGGGGCATAAAGATGAAGTAATACCGATACTCAATTTCATCAGACAGCACACGGCTAAAAGCTTCATATGGAAACCTCCGTTTTGTCAGAAGGGGCTTTACAGAGTTGATGCTAGTTCTATCACTATGACGCCGCTATCTCACACAGTAATGACAATCAATGCTACATTCGAACAGGCATTTTCAGCATGAATATCACATCAGATGTACAAAAATTAGAACCAGGCAATCGAATTCAGCTAATTGAAGTTGATGGTAGCAAGTTTGGTGGGCCTGTATTGCGGTTCCACGCTTACAACATGCCACACACTACAGAAGAAATAGAGAAGGCCGGGGCCGACTTAAAACCAAAATCCATTTGGTGGCAAGAAAAAGAGTATGGCGCATGGGCTTACGACATTAGCGGTATATCAAAATCAAGTGATGGTTCACCGCCACGGCCAAAATTAACTGTTTCTAATATCAATAGCCTTATCTCTTCTCTTTGTCTGAAATTCGAGGACATGCTACAGGCTAAAGTAACTGTTTTTGACACATTTTCACATTATTTAGATGAGAAGAATTTTCCGTCAGGAAATCCAACGGCCAACTCTGATGAGTGTTTCAAGCAAGTTTTCTATATTGATACTAAAACGAGTGAAATAGCCGGTGAGATTGTAGAGTTTGAATTATCTAGCCCGTTTGATCTGCAAGGCTTACGTATTCCAACCCGGCAAATCCACACAATTTGCACTTGGTGTATGAGAGGGTGGTACAGGACCGGCATTGGTTGTGGCTATGCCGGTACCCGTTATTTTGATAAAGACGGGAAGCCAACCGATGATCCGTCCAAAGATGAGTGCGGTGGGTTACTGTCAGACTGCAAAAAGCGTTTTGGTGAAAATGATCCTTTGGATTTCGGAGGATTTCCGGCATCAGGTTTAATTTCGAGGTGACAATGAGAGAAAAAACTATAGACGCAATATTTGAGCACGTAAAGTTAGAATATCCCAATGAATGCTGTGGTGTTATTGCTCAAAAAGGCCGAGTAGAGAAATATTTCCGTTGCCGTAACTTATCAAAAGAACCTACAGAACATTTCGAGTTATCGCCAGAAGATTATTCATTTGCAGAAGACTGGGGAACAATAACAGCAATTGTTCATAGTCACTGCGGGGATGGTGTGACAACTCAGCCGAGTGAATTGGACCAGTTACAGTGCGATGCCACTGGGCTTCTGTGGGTTATTGCTTCGTGGCCTGAGGGTGATATTCGGGAAATATTGCCGCGTGGAGAAAGGCCGCTAACTGGACGGGCGTTTGTGCTTGGTCATGCCGATTGTTGGTCTTTAATTATGGATTATTACAAAAAAGAGCATGGTTTATCTCTGCATAATTACAGTGTTGATCGTCATTGGTGGGAAGAAGGCGAAAACCTCTATATGGAGAACTGGCAGAAAGAAGGTTTTATCGAGATCACGGACAGCCCGCAAGATGGAGACCTTGTAATCATGCAAGTTCAATCTGACGTACCCAATCACGCTGGTATTTTAGTGAACAATGGAATGCTGCTTCATCATTTGTATGGACAGTTAAGTCAAATTATTCCGTACAGCGACTATTGGCGTGACAGAACTGTGAAAATTGTAAGACGTAAGGAATTGGTATGAACCAGTTAAAAACAGTTCGGCTCTACGGCACGCTTGGAAAACAATTCGGACGTGAACATACAATTGCAATTGATTCCCCGAAAGAGGCCATAAAAGCCTTGTGCGTGCGTTGTGATGGATTTGAAAAGTTTTTAAATGAAGCTCATTTGAAAGGGCTTGAATTTGCCATATTTAAAGGCAAACGAAATATTAGCAATGAAGAGCTTCACTTAACCACCAGCGAAGAAATCCGTATCGCTCCGATCATTAAAGGAAGTAAGCGCGGTGGGTTCTTCCAAACAATGTTGGGGGTCGCGCTTATTGGGGCGGCAATGTTAACAGGCCCGGCAGGGTGGGCGGCATTTAGTGCAGCAGGTACATGGGGCGGGGCGCTTGCATTAGGTGGTGCAGCCATGGCTTTGGGTGGTGTTGTCCAGATGCTAGCTCCGCAGCCACCGGGATTAGCAACGCGTCAGGATGCAGATAATAAGCCGTCATACGCATTTGGCGGCGCAGTTAACACTACAGCGCAGGGTAATCCCATCCCTGTGCTTTACGGTGAAAGGGAAGTTGGTGGGGCGATTATTTCGGCTGGGATATATACCGAAGATCAGCAATAACAATATTTAATTAATTTAAGTAGGGTCGCTAACGCGGCTTTTTTTATGGGTGGAATATGGCTCAATTAATTCAAGGGCGAAAGGGCGGTGGCGGCAAAGGGCATACGCCTGTTGAGTCACCAGACAACTTATTGTCTACGTCAACAGCAAAAATATTACTTGCAGTTAGTAATGGTGAGATAGCAAGCGACTTAGATGATACAAAAATATTTTTGGATGGAACGCCGATAGGAAATGCTGACGGCTCAAGAAATTTTGAGGGCGTCACATGGGAATTCCGGCCAGGTAGTCAGCATCAAGAATATATCAAGGGAATGCCGAGTGTTGATAATGAAATTAATATCGGAATGGAGCTTAAGAGTGATCAGCCGTGGATACGCTCTATTAGTAATACACAACTCTCAGCCGTGCGTGTCCGGTTTTCTGTTCCTCAATTATTGCAACAACGCGATAACGGAGACACGACGGGCTATCGTATTGAATATGCAATAGGTTTAAGCACTGACGGTGCGGGATTTAAAGAAGTAATTAATGCTGCATTTGACGGAAAAACAACATCAACTTATGAGCGTTCGCACCGTATTGACTTGCCCAAGGCAACTACTGGCTGGCAAATTAGAGTACGTAGGCTGACGCCGAATAAAAATTCAGGTCGATATGCTGATAAAATTAATATTCAGTCAATAGCCGAAGTTATTGACGTAAAATTACGTTATCCAAATACCGCGCTTTTGTTCGTTACATTTAATGCTGAACAATTTAATAATCGAATTCCGAAAATTAGCGTTCTATCTAAAGGATTATTGATTAAAGTTCCATCAAACTATAATCCAGTTAGTCGGACTTATGCCGGAATGTGGGATGGTACATTTAAATTAGCGCATAGTAGCAACCCCGCCTGGGTTTTTTATGACCTCTTATTAAGTAAATTATACGGATTGGGTGATAGGCTTAATGCGAGCCAAGTTGATAAGTGGGAGCTTTATAGAATTGCTCAATATTGCGATCAATTGGTGCCAGATGGCCGCGGCGGAGATGGAAAAGAGCCTCGTTTTGTGTGTGATATGTATATACAAGCACAGAATGAGGCTTATACAGTATTGCGTGATTTAGCGTCAATCTTCCGTGGAATGACGTACTGGTCAGATAATAAAATCGTTGCAGTTGCTGATATGCCACGTGATGTTAGTCGTATTTTTACTAAGGCGTCGGTTGTTAATGGAAAATTCAATTATGGAAGTGGTAGCCAGCGCAATCGATATACTCACGCTCTTGTGTCATATGGCGATCCGAGCAATCACTACAATGATGCCGTTGAAGTAGTTTCTGATAATAAGCTGGTTAGACGATATGGTGTAAACCAAACTGAAATCACCGCCATTGGTTGTACGCGACAGAGCGAAGCTAATCGGCGAGGAAGATGGGCGTTGCTAACTAATGCTAATGACAGAACAGTATCATTTGCAACCGGGTTAGAAGGAAAAATACCCCTTCCCGGAGATATCATAGGCGTTGCTGATGAGTTGTTTTCTGGTCGTGTAATCGGCGGTCGGGTATCTGAATGCAGCGGCAGAAACATCACGCTAGACAGAGAGCCAGGCGCAAAAGCTGGTGATCGGCTGTTGATTAACTTGCCATCCGGCAAATCAGAAGGCCGGACAATTCAAGCTGTAAATAATGTTGTGGTAACAGTAACAACAGCCTATTCAGAAATGCCACAAAAAAATGCTGTGTGGTCTATTGATGCTGATGATTTAGCAATTCAGTTGTACCGCGTCACAAGTATTGATGATAACAACGACAATACATTCACTATTAACTGTGTTTATCATAATCCCGATAAGTATAGTCATATTGATACTGGTGCTCGAATTGACGAAAAGCCAATTTCTGTAATACCGCCTGGCGTTCAGCCACCAGCAAAAAACGTTCGTATATCTTCATACACGAAGATTGTTCAAGGTTTGGCTGTAACTACATTGCGATCTGATTGGGATTCTGCTGACAATGCTATTACTTATGAAGCTGAATGGCGTCGTGACAACGGCAACTGGATATCAGCGCCGCGAACGTCAGCGTTGGGCTTTGAAGTAGACAACATTTATGCAGGACGTTATCAAGTCCGTGTTCGTGCAATCAACGCTTCTGATATTTCCAGCATTTGGGCTAACGCGCAGGAAACAGCGCTAAAAGGCAAAGAGGGTAATCCCCCAGTACCTTTAAATTTCAGAACAACGCCCATCATTTTCGGTATTCAGATTGATTGGAACTTTGGCGAAGACACATCAGACACGCAACACACTGAGATTCAGTACAGTAAAACAAATGATGGCAATGATTTGATGCTGTTGTCTGACGTTCCTTATCCTCAGCGAACTTATACAATGCAGGGCCTTGCTGCGGGTGTGGCTTTCTACTTTCGTGCACGACTTGTTGATAAGACTGGTAATCAAAGCCCGTGGACTGAGTTCGTACGTGGTGAATCGTCTTCAGATGCAAGTTGGATAATTGATGCTGCCGGTGATCAATTCCTCACAACAGACGCAGGGAAAGCACTTCAATCTCAGATTGATGATAATTCAGAGGCAGAACTTGAAAATGCCGCGGCACGTGGAGCTGATACTAAGCGTTGGATGAAAGAGAACGGAGACAGAAAAGCTGAAATTGTCGAAGTACGCGAAGTACAAGTATCAGATCAACAGTCACTTGCACGTTATCAGCAGCAAGTGAAAGCTGAATTTGCTGGAAACAAGTCTCTCATTGATGAGAATAAAACGGCAATTTCTGGAACAAACAAATCTCTTGCAGAGCATAAAACTCTCACTGAATCCGAGTTTAAAAAACAAAAAGCGATGATTGAAACCAAGGCTACAACTGTTTTTGACCAAAAAGGAGACGGTTCAGCAACGTACACAGTAAAAGCGGGAGTTAACTATAACGGACAGTATTATGATGCGGGGATGGTTATTGGTGCAGAAGTTAAGAATGGGAAAGTCAGTACGAATATTGGTTTTAATGCTGAAAATTTCACATTTATGAATCCAGCGAATGGAAAGTTAGTGCCATTTATGTCGGCCAAAAATGGACAATTATTTATTCGCGAGGGGTTTATTGATAAAGCTATTATTCAAGAATTATTAGTTGGTACTGAAATTAAATCGTTGAATTACATTCCGGGAAAATCAGGGTTCTATTGGAATATGAGAACAGGTCAAATGGAAAATATTGGAGTAGATAATCAGGGTAAAATGAAACAGACAAATACAACTATTAGTATTGCTGATGCAAAAGGTGCTCTGCGCGTGCAAATCGGAAAAATAACAGGGGTATTTTAATATGTGGGGATTTGAAACATGGGATGCAAGCGGAAATAAAAATAATAGCGGTGTTATCCCATTTTTGTTGGCAGGAATAATTGATGTCCCTGCCAGAGTGAAATCATTTAGTTATACGTATGTATTGCCAGAAGGGTATGAGATTGATTATACAATATTGGATACAGAAATTAATTCTTTGACTTGGCGAAATGCGCCAACTTATAATATATCAATAAATAAAGGTACGATATCAGCATTACAAACACAATCTCCATTTGGAATACCATCAGATCAACCAAAAACAATATTAGTCTTTTATAAAAAGGTGAGATAATGTTTAGTGCATTACTAACAACTCCAGATGGAACGCCGTGGATTATACCGAACAGCACGCCTCTCTGTTTGCGAGAAACGCGAATATTGCAAGATAAAGATATTGATAACCGTGGTCAAGTTAATCTCAATATTCCTACATCAACGCGGTGCTTAATATTCTCTGTGTGGATTGTGTGGCGAAACTTTGCACTCCCGAACGTTTATCAATTTAAAACGGATAATAATAAGTGGGGATTATCTGTATATGGGGGTATCAATCAGGGTGATCAATTAAAAATTTATATTTTTACAAACGATGAACAGCGCCCGCCGATTGGTGATTGGGGTATTTGCGTGTGGGGGGAAGATAACAAGTGTATCTTACATCATCTAAGTAAGGCGCTGGCAATTAAAGGGGTAATGAAAACATTCCCATCAAACTCATCAGATTATGTTTATATAAATTATTCTGAAACAATAGCGGGCAGAGTTGCAGTAATGGCGACAGCTGCTGGATTTGGATTTTATCATTTGCAAGTTGGTGGACCCCATGGAGGGCAGTGGCTACCCGTTGATACTGTGTGGACGCCGCAAGCTTTACAAAGTGGTAATAATACGATTATTAGTTACTATAGTCCAGATTATTCACTGCGTGATGTTTCAGAATATTCACAGTTTAGTGGAATTGCAGGAAAGAATATATATATAGATACAACTAGATATGACTAGTTAAATCGTAATATAAAATTAAATGAGTACTTAATCATGTCTTCATATAACACAGGCACAATTTCAATTGCTGCCAACTCTGATATTGCTATAGGAACAGGGACGCACTGGAAAGATAACAAGTTCGGTGTTGCTCCAGCTCAGACTATATTAATCAAAGTCGGGAATACATTTAAATTATCAGCAATTAAAAACGTTAATAGCGATACTGAATTAGTCTTAATCGATAAATTTTCCGATGCGGTTTCTAATGCTACATATTTTATTCAAACATCGGTTCCCGATACTTACTCAGATGCAGCCCGAAAAGTTACGGCGCAATTGGGTTATACAGATGAGCTGTTGTTTAATCTGAATAAGTGGATGACAGAGAACGGGGTAGTAACTGTTGTTACGCCCGAAGGCAAGACAATTCAGCTTAAGTCTATCAATGCGCTTGCATCAGATATCAGCAACAGACTGACAAAAAATCAAAACGGCGCCGACATTCCCGATAAAAATGCGTTTGTGAAAAACCTCGGTTTGGTGGAGACGGTGGAGAGGGCGAAAAGTGCCGTGCCGAACAGTCGGAAAATTAACGGGAAACCTTTGACCGGGGATGTCAGTCTGAGTGCGGGGGATGTGGGGGCATGTCGTGCTTATAGCGGCTCGATCAATACAGGCGGTGGCACATGGACTACTAAAGAGTTTATCGTATGGCTTAAGCAAAACGGGGCCTTTGATGTTCCATACTGGATGTGTAAAGGGTCTTGGTCATATGCCAGCAATCGCATAATCAACGATACAGGCTGCGGCAATATCTGTCTTGCGGGGGCTGTGGTTGAAGTTATGGGCGTAGAATCTGCAATGACTATCCGTGTTACAACACCGACGACAACAAGCGGAAACGGTATCGCGAACGCGCAATTTACTTATATTAATCATGGTGAAGGGTACTATCCCGGTTGGCGCAGGGACTATACAAAAGATGAAGTTGTGCCAACAGGCGTCCCGCTTCCGTACCCTCACCGCTACACTCCACCCGGATATCTTACATGCAACGGTCAAACGTTCGACAAATCACAGTACCCGCGATTAGCAGAAGCTTATCCCGCTGGCAGAGTACCCGATTTACGGGGCGAGTTTATCCGGGGATGGGATGATAGTCGGGGAGTCGATCCGGGGCGTGTGTGTGGTACGTGGCAAGCTGACGAAAATAAATCCCATAGTCATATTTTGCCGACTGCAAGGATGGCTGTGGGTGTTGATTCTACATCAAGCACATGGGTCGTTGTTGAAAACGATGTGTCACAGACAAAAGTATCAACACACGCGTCGGGTGCAAACGAAACCCGTCCCCGCAACGTCGCATTTAATTACATAGTGAGAGCAGTATAATGACAGAACAAAAGTACTCTTTAGAACATGAAACAGCCGTATTGGGTAAAGATGGTTTAGCGATTCAACCTGGCTGGATAAAGGTTTTTCACTCGAATCAGATAACGAGAGAATTCATCGCGTCAGATATCGAGTACGTAATGCTTGGAGTTAGTTTATCAGCAGGTGCTTATCCCGACGCCCCGGAACTCCCTAAATCTCATGATGAGGCTGTGTGCCGAAGTGTTGATAAAAGCCGCTGGGAAATCCTGCCAGACTATCGTGGAAAAGTGGCTTACGACACGCTGACTCGCGACCCGATTGAAATTACGGAAATCGGTGAGCTGCCCGACACGCTGACATTCAAGAAACCGCCCACCGACTTCGATACGTGGGATGGCAAAGAGTGGGTAGTCGATAAAGACTTACTCAAGTCTCATCAAATCAACGAAGCAAAGCAACAACAAGCCGCACTGTTACAACAAGCAAATGAAACAATCTCATTGCTACAAGACTCTGTTGACTTAGAAGTCGCTACAGACTCAGAGAAAGAAGCTCTACTCGAATGGAGAAAGTACAGAGTGTTGCTGACTCGTGTAGATGTGAATCAAGCGCCGGATGTGCCGTGGCCGGAAGTACCGAAATAAATTGTTGACATATGTTTTTAAATATGTTTAACATTAACTTACTGCTGTACAAGTAGCTTAGAAATACTGATTTTTGAAAAGTATGTATACTGCCGAACAGGCAGAACGAAGCCGGTTAATCCGGCTTCACAATCTCCCTCTCATCTCAGAACCGCCCGCCTAATAGTATAAAAATCCATCGCTACACTTCATATTGAGTGCTTTTCCTGTTTGTACATAGTTGTGTATATATTTTGTTTTATTGTGATTTATTTTTATTTAAGTTTTTGTTTTTATTGTTATTTTTAATTACAATTTATTTGCTGCCGGGATATGCAGGAATGGCTCCTCCAATTGGTGGAACTGTTGAATGCAGGGTATAATACAACCGAGCAGCGCAATGTGGTGTTACGCTATATTTTACTGAATGGACATACGCTGGATCTCTCACATTTTGTCCATCAACTGATTGAACAATCTCCGGAGCATGAAACGATGTTGATGACTATTGCAGAACAGCTTGAACAAAAAGGGCGCGAGCAAGGTATCAAGCAAGGTATTGAACTAGGCCGAGAAGAAGGCCGAGAAGAAGGTAAACTGGAAACGGCTCGTGCCTTATTACGGCATGGCGTGAGTTTGGACATTATTGTCACTAGTACCGGACTGAGCCGGGATAAAATTGAAATGTTAAAGCATTAAATTAATCTTCTCTTTCACAGTAAAATGCCGATATTCAAGATCGGCATTTTTGTTCTTATTCAGGATGATGGCTATACAAGGGACTTTTACGTTTTCCCGGCGAAGCTGAAACCGGTCAGACTGAAGTAACAATCTCCGGAGCATGAAACGATGTTGATGACTATTGCAGAACAGCTTGAACAAAAAGGGCGCGTGCAAGGTATCAAGCAAGGTATTGAACTAGGCCGAGAGGAAGGCCGAGAGGAAGGTCGAGAAGAAGGTAAACTGGAAACGGCTCGTGCCTTATTACGGCATGGCGTGAGTTTGAACATTATTGTCACCAGTACCGGACTGAGCCGGGATAAAATTGAAGCGTTAAAGCATTAAATTAATCTTCTCTTTTATAGCAAAATGCCGATATTCAAGATCGGCATTTTTGTTCTTATTAATAGCGTTTTGAAAGGCAGTAGGAAAAGGTTAATAAGGAAAAATAAGAAATATTATTATTCATGATAAAAGCAAAAACCTCGTTATTTTTAACGAGGTTTGTCAGCGGTTTGGAAGCCTCTAATGAGGCTTCTCGGTAGAGTTTTATTATCTTCTACCTTCATATTTACCGACATGATAATTTGATCCACAATTATCTAATTTTTTTATACCTTTAAAGTACCATGTAATCCCATTCTCTGTATATTTATTAGAAAAAGAAGATTGACCACCATTTTTAACAACATATTTAGTATATATACGCGTGCTATCGTTATAGGATATAGGTGAATTATAACAGTTGCTCCAATTAATATCTACGTTTGCTGATGCAACCCCAATTCCTCCAGTTAATGCAATACCTGATACTAATGCTCCGACTACCAATAATTTCTTGAACAT